GTTATAAACTGCCGGTGCACCGGTATGAATTGCCCATGCACGAGTCATAACTTCTTTACCAAACTCAATATCAGCGGGTTTAGTAATCCATGCATCGGATGCAGCAAAGATCGTATCGCCACACAAATCTTGAATTAGTATGGGACCGACACGACCGCCACAAGTGATCGCGTCAACGCTATACATTGTAGAAAGGAAATCATTTGCTGGTGAAGTTTGTTGTAGCGTTACCGTAACAGTGCATCTACGATCCGTATTAACCGCTCGTGCAATCTCTCCATCAGCGCCAACTTGAGTCGTTATGCCATCATTTTGTTGCGTAACATGAACGAATGTTCCATCAGCGAAACCGGTAATGCTAAAGCCATTAAAAATGACTGTAACTTTACCAGCGTTATAAGTGCGAATGCCAGCCATTTAGTTTCTCCTTATGCTGCAACTTGAATGGCGGGACTCGTTCCGCCAACAGGAAGATTCTCGTAAGTCAAAGTTCCCTGTATTTGCACAACATGAATTGCACCAGCCAATCTGGCAGTGAAATAAACGTCACGCAAGATTCGATTCGCTTTATCATTGACCGAAACCGTTGCAGATAACGGAACCTGAATAACATAACTCGGAATATAGTTACCATCCAAATCAACTTCAGGTGGCGCAATGCCACCACGTTTAACACCAAAGTCCAAAGCTTGTTGCAATCTCGAACGGATAATCGCAATACCCGGATCAGTATAGGGAATGCGATTATCAATCATCTGCGAAAAGATTCGAATTTTAATTTCTTCGCATAACCAGTCACGGAACCTTATGATATCGATCCATTCTCCACCTGCAACTTTTCCATTCTGCGTAATGTTAACATTACGGAATGGTTCGAATGTATTACCATTCTTACCAAAGATATTTTGTGCAATCGTTTCACTTAAGAACGTTGAGTTAACCGCACTCAACCGTTGATTGGCCCAGGTTTCCTGGCCAGGATATTTGGTAAACGATCTTGCGGATATCGCAACATCTGGAAATTGTAACGGATCGGGATTATACCACCATGCGGTCCGGAAATAATTTCCAGTTTTAAGTTGATGCGCTACAGAAGTAACATCCGTTGCAGGAGCCGTTGTATTATCTACCTGAGTCAATGTCGTAACGAAAATCTTTTCATGCGCCTCGATCCAAGCGGCAATATCTAACGTTCTGTTTTCGTCATGTTTAACATCACATAGACCATACCAATCAGAGTTTTCATCATTGATGGCAATTAAATCAATATCAACATTTGCCGCATTTGCATCAAGGCCGATAAACAAACGCGGCGGATGTGGTATCTGACTAAAGAATGTCGATGCCGCAATATACATCGGATCAGTAACAAGAACACCAAATGTCTCAACCAATTCGTCCGGATCAGTAATGATATAAACATTCGCCGTGCTACCGGCAGGTTTAATGAATGGCCCAAATAAGAGCAAATCATTAAATTGAATTGAAGTTATACCAGCAGTTTGTAGAACGATAGATACCTGAACGATACGATCGATGTTTGCCATTTAGCTTTCTCCTGGCGGGACAGCGGGGTTTTGGGCAGGATACGGAAACGATATGACTTCATTGCAAGTAAGATTATCTGTCAAACTTCCTTCATAAGTTCCATCGACGATAACCGTTGCAATAAAGCCAACGTCTTCTTTCATCATTTCGGTATAGTAAAAATCGAACTGATAGATTGCCCGATCTTCATATTGCGATTCGTTGATGAGTGCTGGCACTCGTTGCAGAAACAATCTTGTTCCGATTGAGCAATTTAATTCCATTTGCTTGTCAAGACTTTTATCTGTCGCAAATGCCGATGCCATGAAACTAGCCAAGCTAATCGAATTATGTGCATCGTAAAATTGCATATCGACAACGGCTTTACGCCACGACGATATAACTCGCATACCGTTAAGATCAACAAACTTATCCATGATTTCATGGTCAGGCAAATCGTCAGTTGTATAGTTTAACATGACGTATGGCTTTTTAATTCTGGCAGCGTTCTGATATCCCCATATGACCGGAACATTCTTATTGTATAACGTATTCAAAGTGTAATCAGTTAAAGCCCATAATTGGTCAATCATGCCCTAGCCTTCTTCCTTTGATGTTTCGGCATACGACCAAATCTTGGCGGAACGATTCCGGTGCTCCAATTCTTCCTGCAAATCTCTCCACAAAAAGAATGTTTATCAGTAACTATTTTATTCCGGTTCTCTTCCGTAATAATCACGCCGCACCAGTCACATTTATTCATGGCGCTACCTCCGAAACAAAGCCTTCTATTGTCTCGCAAGCGTAATAACGATAATGTGAAACGGAAGTGTTACGCGATCGACTCAACATGGTGAAGTCGGCTTCACCAAATATCAAGTATTGTGAGTTATCGTAATAGATGATATCGCCAGCGTAAGTTTGCCTCAATCCTTCAATCTCTTGATTGACGCAATTCAATCTGGCATCGGTATAAATCTTGATGTATCGGGCAGCTCGTTTCCCAAACGGCATGGCCTCAATCTTCATCATGTCGCCAGTGCTTGGCATTTGTATCGTTGCCATTATGGTTTCAATATTTCCGGCCACGTCGCTCATCTTATAAACGCCATTCTGCCAATAGCCGATGTTTCGGCGCAAGACTTGAAATGGCATTCGAAACGATGTTGGCATTAGATTCGTCTTGGTTCCTTAAGAACTGTTCTGGTAGAAGAACCATTCGAGGTTCTGGTATCTTGCCATTCTCCGGCACAGGCATTACAAGTATAAGTATTAATGAAGGTGTTTGGATCAGAGTTTGTCATCTGTCCTAAACCGTTATATTCCGGATTCCATTCAACCGGTGGATCTTGAATTGTCGATGTCATAGTGAGACGACAACTTTCAGGCGGATTACCGCAATCGGGACCGGTTCGTTCCATAGGCGGCATGTCAACTGGCATTTGTCCAGACATTATTTAACCTCATATCGAACTGATTGAACCATTCTGCCGGTATCAATCAATGGTGAACTGGAACCTTTTTGTTTAACCGTTGATGGAGCGTTAGGAGATGCCCATTCTTTCGCATTACGTATCGTCATTTGTAATCTCTTCTGATAAAACTCACCAAGATTTTTCAATACGATGTCGGGTTTAAGTGCGCCATCAATCATCTTGCCAACTAAAAAGCCGGAGAATTTAAATACTTCATCTCTTGATTGATCGGCGGTAGTTTGCATAAACGGTCTTGCTGGAATACGACTCGTTCCAAATTCGTTATATACCGCATAATCAACAACCGATGTGCCCTCATTCGTTTCACCACCCATGATACCGATCTTTACGCTTCGGTTATCAAGTTGTTTGATATCGTTAAAGATTCGTTTGTATCCCAAATCTTTATCAATGACAGTTACCATATCGGAAACCAAACATCATAGGCTCGTTGCCAAAGGATAACGGTAATGGCATTGGCATTCTTAACCGGATCACCAAAGCGAGTCATTATCGCTCCACGACCGCAACGATTCCACATTCTTTGCCATGCATCCCATGGATCAGATGCCGGTCGTTTCGACATCGAAGTTGAACCGGAAGGAGTCGTTGCATATTGAACTTGAATATCTCCCTCTTTTTCCATGGTTATTGGACCGGCAACAGGAATAGTTGAAGAACCAGAACTTGTTTCGTTCCGCACTCCAACTAAATATGCAGTATACATTGCCTGAGCGAAATCTTGTTGCGACTCTGGTAAACACCATGGCCGCGCTTCTTCCGCAATAGCAATCAATTGGATAAGCACATCCGGCGCAACAAAGTAAGGCGAGTCCTCATTTAAGTATTGAGGAAAGAACACCTGCAAAATCTTCACCACATCATCATAATTTGGTGAAGTCGGTATTGTTGGCAATTGCGCCGGATGCGTATCGGACATCAGAATTGTTTACCTTTTATAACGAACCATTCCGAGACCGAAAAGACCTATGCCAAGCAGGCCAAGACTGAATGGTTCCGGAACCGAACTGGCTGATACGGTGCCAGCAAAGTCAGCGGTAAATGCACCAATCGTTGTGCCATCAATATGAAGGTTTGGCGTAAGATTAGCAAACGTCAGACCAAACGTTGATGGTGCCTGTAGTTCCGATGATGCAATAACACTGGAAGTAAGCACCAGTGTATCAGGCGGATTATTGACGTTAACAGTAAGACCGGGACCACCCAATGCACCAAACGCAGCATCGGTAAATGTTCCACTAAGGAAATTAGTTCCACCACAACCATTTGCACTAGTGAAACAAAATGATCCGCTATAGTGCTGAATTACCGCACTACCAAGAGTCGCAGCCGCATCAACACTGGTTGCATTGAAGTCAAAAATCGCATTACCAATCAGTCCAGATATACCACTCGTTACGGCAGTGGAAATATCAAGAATACTGATATTAGTTGTCGTTCCATCATCCGTTGCATTAACGGTAGGACCAACATGCGGATTCTGACTAAACGTTGCAATCAGTGTGGCATTTGCTCCTGG